TATTAAAGAACCTAATGCAACATGGCCTATTGGAGATAATGGAATACCAACCAATTGGACAGTTGAAAATGTAGTACAATCATAATTTTAAATTAAATAAAAGAGGAATTTTTGAAATTCCTCTTTTATTATTCTATAATAATTAAATCTTGTTACATCATAGCTTCGCCAATTCTTTTATCTTTATAATATAAAAATATCAAATAGCTTAATAAATATATTGCATAAAATAATATAAAATAAATGAAATATATAATTAAAACTACAAATTTAGAAAACCTGCCAGATACAAGACCATTAATTGCAATGGATAATAGTGGTAATTTAATTGGTATTCCCAAATCACATGTTCCTGAAGGATTTGTTGATTTTGGACTCCCTTCTGGCAATTTGTGGGCAAAATGCAATATAGGCGCAGAAAATGAAACCGAATATGGTGATTACTTTGCATGGGGAGAAATAGAGCCAAAGATAAATTATACACTAGATAGCTATAAATATTTTAGAGGTTCAGGATTCGCAAAATACAATCAACTTGACAATTTGACCATACTCCAACCAGAAGATGATATTGCATACCAAACCAATAATGAGTGGAGAATGCCACGTCAAAATGATTTTGTTGAACTGGTTGCAAACACAACACGGGAATCGGTAGAAAATTATCAGAATTCTGGAGTGAATGGAACAATATTTTATAAAACAATTATAGATGCAGAATCTTTCATAAAAAATGGAGTAACACTTTATATGCATTTGGTTACTTTTGATGACGTATATTATGATCCAGTTGAATTACATGAAGTTAGTGCGGATTTATGGAGCTTTTTCTTTGAAGGAGCAACTATTGAATATCTAAATGCATGGATCAGCAGATTATCACAAGGAGAAGTGACAGACATTCGTACAATTATATTTACAGATCCATTTGGTAATACTCCTGCAGTTTATGGTGTTGACTATGGATTTCGTGAAAAATCTGTAGATACATCAATTAATATGTTTATTCCTTGTGGTGGTTACAAATCTGGAACAAATATTGAAAACCGCGGGGAGATTTGGCATTTATGGATGTCAAAACTTGCCGGTAGTGATAATTACTCCGATGCACTTTGTTTAGGTGTAGGAGAGTTGTATGGGCAGATGCCTCGAGAAATTGGACTTAATGTTAGACCTATAATAACTGTGCTGCCTAATTAGATAACACCTGGCAGTGTACTGGATTTGCTAGGATAATAATTTGTTATAGCTGAGTTAATTATTATACAATAATAAATATTAAAAATTACAATTAGTATAAAGAATTGATTATTTAATTAATATGAAACATATAATTAAAATACATAGTTTAGAAAATCTACCAGAGACACGACCATTAATTGCAATGGATGGTAACGGGGATTTAAAATGGGCAGTAACAGTTGGACCGCCAGTTGAAATGGTAGATTTAGGACTTTCTTCTGGAACTTTATGGGCAAAAACAAATATGGGTGCTTCTGTAGAAACAGATTATGGTGATTATTTTATGTGGGGATATGATGTACAGAATGAAGGATGGATAGATGATAAGACAAGCCATCCATATAGTTGGAGTGAATATACTAAATTTACAAATGGAACATTTAATTCTACAACAAATAAAAAAGTGTTCACTAAATATATTCCAACTTCATAGGCAACAACTTATTGGGCAGGGGAAGGACCTGCGGATAATTTGACAACTTTGGAAGCAGTTGATGATGTTGTTAGTATAGTATATGGTTCAAAATATAAAATGCCAGAAAAGGAGCATTTTGATGAGCTTATAAGTGGCACAAATAAGGCGTGGGCCACAATTAATGGCATAAGAGGATATAAATTTACAAATAAGTCAGATTCTAGTAAATATATTTTCATACCTGCAGCGGGATATTGTAATGGTTCATCTTTAAGTGGTAAAACAAGTGAATGCTATTGTTGGTCATCTAGCTTGAATATTAATAGTCCTTATGCGTCTTGGTATCTATCAATAACAACAAGTGGTGGAGCCACAACAGCAAGCGGTAGAAGCCGATGTTACGGTTGCCCAATTCGTGCAATTTCTACACAAAATTAAATGTAATATTTAAATTAAAAAATAGAAGAGGCGCCTCTTCTATTTTTTATTTTATTTGTTTTACTATGCGTTTTGCCAATTTTTTAGTTTCATCATCTAATTCTTCAACTATATAATAATTAGGCATAGTATCAATAATATATAATTTAACTTCAGATGCATATTCATTTATGAAATCAATATCTGTACCATCCATTTCATATCCTTGCTTATCATATATAATAGGTGTTTGTGAATGAGTATGCCCAACAATTTGAACCATTTTTTCTCCATTCTCATTAACTAAACTATCTTCATTTAATGAACGTGGACGGCACCAAATAGGACTTGCATATACAGTGTTTCCATACATATCACCACCGCCTTTATAAGTAAATTTAAAGGTTTGGTGATTCATTTCATTGATGAACTTATATGAATCTTTATCATAATGCTCTCCCATATTCTCTTTAAGCCATGTATTTGTTACGCCAGCATGAGAATATATAGTATTATTAAGTTCATCAATATAAACAAATTGAAGATGCTTAGATTCCTCGCTATTTAAAATAAGTGCATTGCGAACAGCCATTGAAGCACGATATCCTGAACATTTTTCAAACCAATGATTATAATGAAAATCGTGATTTCCAATAAGCATTATGAAATCACCTTTTTTCTTTGAAAGATGTTCACCACGAACATAAAGAATATCTCGATAACACTCATAGATACTATCATCAGACCCGTGAAAATTATCAAAATAATCTCCAAGCATTATTACTTCATCAGGATCCTCAAGATCATAAATCTTTTTGAATCCATCCCAATGCCCATGTATATCTCCAATAACTAAACGTTTCATAATTATTCAGCCTTTGTATCTTTAAACATTTTTAAAAATTCGTCTTTTTGGTTATTAGATAATTGATTTTTATCTATTATTAAATTATCAAATTTTTCAAATGTTTCGCTATCAATTTTGATATATCGATCTTCAAGAAAATCTTTTACTTTACCTAATGGCATATTCTTAATACCATACGTATTAAGAATATCATAAATCATATCAATCTGTTTTGCAATTTTATTTAGTATTGATATGTTCTCCTTTAAATTATAATATTCATGTTTATTATTTTCCATAATATTATGCAAATGGATATTTTTTTCTTAACTCTTTTAATTGTTCAATTTCCTTTTCTTGCATTTTTTGCTGTCTTTCTTTCTCTGCTAATTCTTCTGCTTTTTTGAGTTCCTTTTCACGATCTTCTTCTGCCTTATTTATTTCTTCATCAGTCATAAACAAATATTCAATAGGGCGATTAAAAAGACTATAATCATATTCACCTAAATAATGACCGCCAACTCTAAATTCTAAGTCACCATCAACAGTGCAACCTTCATAATATTCACGCCAACTAAGTGATACATCTTTTAGCAAATGAAATATCTCCTCGGCTCGTTTTTGAATATTATTTCTTAACTCACAAAAAGTTTCATATTGTTCTTTAGTAATCATAGCTTTTTCTTTTTAAATAATTTTTCTAATATATCTTGATATGCAAGTTCCATACCATCATAATACGCTTCGCGTGAATCATAAAATACATCATGTTCAACATGCACCTTTGGTTTGTATGGTAATAGCATGCATAATATTTCAAACACTATATACTTTTCTTCTTTTGCCATAATCTTTAACTTACAATTACAAATTTAATATGGTCTGATGGAAAGCTAATTGTTTTTTTATTTTCAACATAAGACATGCGTTCACAGTATTCATATAATCCACTTTTTTCAATTGTTATCAGCATACTTTTTTCAATGGTTATCACCATCTTTAACGTCTTTGGTTTTTCAATAAATTCTTTAATAGTTCCTGTCATTACATAAGAATCGCCAGTTGTCCATCCATCAGACATTACAATTTTATCACCAATTTTTGGTGTTTTTCCATTTAAATCATATATATCATTAACTGTCATAATTGAACTATTTAATTTCCTAATGCAATTTCTATTGCTCTTTCAGCATCACTAAGACTAACTACATATGAGCATTCTGCATATTCTCGACAATCTGGCCCATACGATTTTTCTATGTGATGCATTTTGAACATATTAAGATAATCCAATGCTTTCTTTTTCCTGTCTTCCTTTTTCATATTTTCTATTTTTATTATCTCTAATTTTTACCAATGTGATAGCCATCACAGAACAAACATTTGTTTTTCACTTTATTTTCTCTCTTTCTCTAATCTTTTTAACATTTTCCTGTTCTTCCTGAAGTAGCCATCTACGTTCATTTTCGCAATCCATAATACTATCTCCTAATCTCCAATCTTCTTCAGTTATTGGTAAATTAAAATATAACTTATGTTTAATTCGCTTATGAAGTTTACGCCAAGCTTTATCGCCTTCTTTGTCTTTAACCGGATAATATCCATGATTTGAACGGTCTATCCAATTTTTATGATATTGTCTGGTCCAATCATAATCAATCACATGATACCAATTATCACGGAATCTAACTTTTGGAATTTTATTTCCTGATTCTACTGCCCAATAATCATATTGTGTTCGAGGTTGATGATTAGATTTATACTTATAATGCCGTGTTCCACTAAATTTACTCATTGCATATTTTATTTTTTAGTTTCTTCACACCAAGGTGTTTTTGCACCATATACTTTACACCACATTGAACATGGTATTCTTTCATCATGCGGTTCTTTACAATCATGATTATGACATACAAAACAACAACATTTTTTCAACATATCCAATGTACGTTGTTTTGCCCCTTCACTGCCATGAAGTTCTACATTATATGTCATACCATATCGGCATGTCACATCAAATTTAACTTTTCTTCCAGCCATATTTCTCAATTAAATAATATTTAACACATTCAAAAAATCCTTTTGGTTCATTTTCTTTAAGTCTAGCCTCTTCATCAGCAACTTGTTTTTCAATAATAGCTTTTACTTGTTGCCAACTTACTGGCTTGTAATCATTATTATCTACACCAACATCATATTGTGTAGGCATAAGATATTTCATACGGAATGCATCCTTTCCGAGAATCTCTTTCGCTTCTTCATCTGAAAGGCCCTCTACATTTTCGTTTTGACGAGAGTGAACATGACCAAAAAGTTGCCAATATGCATCTTTTTCACGGTATGAACCACCATAGCAAAGGAAAGGATAGTGATTAAGATAGATACCACGATTGTCAATATAAATCAGTTTTTGAAATGATACCGATTCAAATTTATCAATGTACCCCTTACGGATATTTTTCATGTCATGATTTCCAAGCACTAAATGGATATGTCCATTAAGTCTATTTAAAACATCATTCCATGCGGCAGAACCACCCCAGGAAAAATCACCAAGGTGGAATACAATATCATCTGGACCAACAAGCTCATTCCAATTTTTGATAAGGGCTTCAGTCATTTCATTCTTATTTTTAAATGGGCGCTTACAATACTCAATTATACGCTCATGTTCAAAATGAGAATCTGAAGTAAACCAAATATTTACCTGGCTTGAATCAAACTTAATTACTTGTTTTTCAAAATATTTACTAATTTCACTCATATCTTAATTTTATTTTTTACAATATATTTCTAATTCACATCATTTAGTTGCAAGAAAATATTGCTCTTTAAATCCAATTGTTAAAAATACTTTCCTATAAAATTATACCAACATACTGCATAAATATATCTTCCATTATATGCTTATCTTGCCAATATATTCTGAAAACACTAAATCGAATCAGTATGTACAGCTTCTTTTGGCAAATTTTGTTTTACATCATTCCAATTCATAATATTTTATTTTAAAACGATACAAAATTACAAAAAATTATATAAAAGAAAAAATAGAAGTTTCATTTTCGGTGAAACTTCTATTCTTTTACTCAAAATTGATATGCCGTTCGACATAATTTCGGTCCTGCGTTAAAATTGGCATATTTTCATCAAGTTTCCAATTAAACTCTTCAATCTCCTCACCTCTGTCATTTATTGTTTTAATCAAATCTTTAAAGAACGCAGAACCACGTTTCTTTGGAGTTTCTAAATCATTCCAGTTAATTCCTTTTTCTGTAAACAACTTTTCTTGTAGTTGATTGCGATTTAAATTCTGCAATGATTTGTGAGAGAAGTTTGCTTGTGCAAGCATTTGAATTGAATTACGCTCCGCATCTTTTTGTCTCCACAATATGCAATTGCAGACATCCTCTTTAGGAACATTAAATGCTCGACAATCAAAGTATACGCCTTTGTCCATAGCATCAATATATACTTTCTTTTGATTCTTAAATTCTGGATCTTCGGTATTATGTCCATTATTATCCAAATACTCATTTACCCAATTAACATAAATCAATGGCATGGCCTTGTTAAATTCTAAAGTGGCCATAGCAGCAGCAACTGAACACATTTTCTGCACTTCATTGTCAAACCATGCAGATGAGTTCAATTTCTTATAGTCAACCAAGATAAGAGTGATTTCATCTGATTGGGTATACCCAAATACACATCCCTGAATCAGTTGGCAAAGATGCGCCATTGTTACTTGCATAGTTTCCATAAGCACTTTATCAAAAGGCTTTTGAAATTTCTTTGCAAAAGTATGGAAATGACACCCATCAAGACGTAAAATTACAGGCATTCGAGATACCAATGTTGATTTACTTACAGCCTCATATCGTTTCATACGATCTTCAAGAGAATCTTTACTTACTTTTTTCATATTATTTTTCTTCTATAAGGTTATACAAATCTTTAATAAATCCTTTAGCACATCTTTCATCCGTAATCCATCCTTTAAGAACCATGAATTTCTCAAGTTCTTCACGAATGGACATATAATTTTCACCACCATTTTTTTGAATGAACTCTATTACATCAGGATCATTATTAGGCAAACAATTATAGCTTTCAATTCCTTTATATGGTCCAGTTGAATACATCTCATAATCCATTTCTTCGCCATGAGTATTTACTGTGCCATGTTGTTTTTCAATATTAGTGATAACAGCTGTGCCAATCGTTCCATCCCAATAACGAAAATATACTCTATCACCAATTTTTCTAATTGTTTGTTTAGAAATAGGTTTATTTTCTTCAAGTCTTTTCAACTCACCTGCCTCAATAGCATCCATTATACTATGATAATAACTCATAATTTTTAATTTTTAAATTGTTCGTAAAATATCTCCTTCTTCATTATCTGGACTCCAATAATGAACCATATCAGAATTCTCATTTGTTGTGAATCTCCAACCACTGAATTCAACAAAACCACAAACAGGATCAAATTCATTATTATTCCACATTTCAGGTTGCCAAAAAATATGATCTTCAAGATTATTCTCATTCCATATTTTTTGAGCTAATCTATCAGTTTCCTCAGAAGCTACTTTCATTTCATTCAATCTTTTCTCATTCTATCCTTCAGTTTCATCGAGTTCAACAAACATAAATTTATCAGAATATCCTTTATCACCAGCACGTACATCCAAATCAATGTAATCAAGATGGCCAGGTGTTTCTTCTACTTCAAGAACAAACTCAATATTATCATTATCTGATAGACCAGTTGTAAATCTATCAATCCATTCTTGTGGATGTCCTTCAAACCCATCATCTTCATCTGCTAAAATGACCTTTCGAATTTTTGATCCATCAAAATCATATCTATCAGAAATATCCATAACCTGCGCGCCTGTTCTATTTGGCCAACCTTTGTATCCTTGGTATGGTCCATCAGAGGTTGGAGACATATGTTCCCATTTTCCAAATTCAAGTCGCCAATCAGGATCTGCATGACTTACTATTTCCTTAAATTGTTTAATAGATATCATAATTGTTTCGATTTTTTATTATTTATAGCCACAATTTGCTATCAAAATACTTAAGCATTTTAACAAGACCAAGACTATTTAAAGTATCATTAAGTTCTGTCTGAGCCCGAAGATTTTCTACATGTTTTTGACGATCCTCTTCACTCATATCCATGAACTCTTGCAAACGGATATTCCAATCTTCCAATTGTTGGAGTCTGTCTTTCATCTCCATCTTTTCTTGTTCGGCTTTGTGAGCACGTACCATTAAATCATGATTTGTTTTTTGAAGAGCTTCAATTTGCTTTTGGAGATTATCAGTTTTTGTCTTATACTGAACTGCAAGTTTATTACGAAGATTAGCCTCAATTTGTTTTCTTGTTTCCTTCATAATTAAATAAATTTACGAATTGTATACTAAATATATTTTACGTTGAGTTGGATCATCAACATTAGATTCAATTGTTACTCTGGCAGAATTAACACTATGATAAGTATTAGTACCAGTAGGAATCCAAATAGGCGATTTTTCGCAATTATGCGCCATTGCAAAATGGTACAACTCTTCTGCAGTCATTAAATGTTCCATATCAATTTGATCTTTTTAAAGTTCATAAAATTCATTTACTTGTGCACAGACCCACCGCCAAGCCGCTCCGCCATCACTACAAATAGTCATACGATGAACTTTGATTAGTTCATAATGAGTTATTACACGTTTATCATTAACTATAATAGCTCTACCAGTAAAAATAGTACCAGGCATTGGAGGAATTGCAGAGATACTGCCCTGTTTCAGAACAACATCTCTTTTTCCCATATAAGTTTTACTCATGGATTAGTCCTCCTTAATTAAGTTCATTTCCATCATCATATCGTATAACTTACGAAGATTGCATTCGTAATATGCATATTCACAGCTGCCGCCATAATAGTCTCTTTCATATCGCGTTTCAGTTGTAACACATTCTCTATATAACTTCTTATATTGAAGCATAGTAATATTCGGACAAAGCTCAGTTAAAAGATCATCAAACTTTTCAAATTCGGTTGGCTGCTCTTCTGCACCGATTGTACCGCTATTTCCCCAACAGTTACCCCAAGTACCACCAAGACACCACTCATCACTACGCATTACATCTTCTTTACAATAAGATTCATGTGCCTTAAACTTTGATTCATATGTATTCATTTTATGTACCTCCTTTTCAATTAAATTAAACTTAAATTGCGGAAAATCTTTTTGAAGCTCATCAATATTTGGCTTCTCATAATATGCACTTTTAATTGTAATATCAGCAAGTTTTTCACGATTACGGAAAGAATCATTAAATAAACATGCTTCACGATCTTCCTTGAAATAAACAAATTGAATTGTGATTTTATCATCAATACGATGTTTATCAACAATATTCTTTATTTCAAGAACTATTTTTCGTTGAACATCATTCGTTAAAAATAAACCATCAAAAACCCAATGATTCCAATTTCCATTTCGATGCAAAATCCAATAGCCCATTTCATGACTATTTAAAATTTCTTTAAATGTACGAGGAGCTCTACGATATGCAACATCTTCATCAAAATTAACATACATAAGGTTCTTTTGTTCAAAAGAAAATAAGCTATCGGTAACAGCACCAATTTCCTTAGCATAATGTGTTTTACCACTTCCAGGAAGACCAACTAATATTTCAATTAAAACATTTTCCATAATTATTTTTATTTTTTCATATTCTTTTGTGCAATCAATACTTTCTCATTAAGTTTTTCTAAATTACTTATATATTGTTGTAATGATCCTTCAACCATTGTAAAATATGATTTAGAAACCAACGGTGGATTTCCAATAGATGCACCTTCATATAGACATGCAAGATATTTCAATGCTTCATCTACACGCTCTTTCATTTGCTTCGCATCATAGATAATGCCTTTAATCATAAGTTGACCATCACGAATACCGTTGATTTCGATTTCCTTTTGCTCTTTATATCTGACTATTTCGGTATAGAAAATATTAATACGGCTTTTAAATTCGGAAGTATAAACATAATCCTCAGAATCAGAATAGATTGTTATATGCTCATGCGCTTTAACATATTCTTCAAACCAGGCGCCAGATTCATGGTACCAGCTGTCTGTTATAGAATCCAACCATTTTGGGTTTTTTGCCAATTGAGCATCAATATACTCATGTGCCAATTGTTTACATTTTCTAGGTGTCATATAATTGTATTTTTTAAATTTCGATGCAAAAATAATACTTTTATTTTAAATGGAAAAATAGAAGCTTACATAATATTCAAACATTGTAATAAAAGAAAAATAGAAGTTTTATTTTCTTCTATTTTTCTTTGTACCCCGGATGGGATTCGAACCCATAAAACCATGCTCCTTATGCATGTGCGTATTCCAGTTCCGCCACCAGGGTTTATTTTTTGCGGAGAGAGCGGGATTTGAACCCGCGCACCGGTGTTACCCGGCCTACGTCATTAGCAGTGACGCCCCTTATAGCCACTTGGGTACCTCTCCAAAATCATTTTTGTGACCATGGTCTGATTCGAACAGACGCACCGGATTGACGGCATATGAGTTTTGCAGACTCACGGGTTAAACCACTCCCCCACATGGTCATATATATTAAAATTGTAGGTCAGATGGGATTCGAACCCACATTATGTTTAAGGTGCCATATAAAATGCGCTTCCCTACTCGAATTTCACTTCTTTTCGGTGCTTCCGCAAAATTACAGTACCATGTTTCAGATTGCTGATTGACACCGCGGCCCACTTCTTTTTACCGTGCTTTGTCTGTTTTAAGCTACTGTCCCATTTGTGGACCGGGGTGGGTTCGAACCACCGACACCCAGATCTTCAGTCTGGTGCTCTACCAACTGAGCTACCGGTCCATATAATATGTCAATGTTCATATTTGTGACCCAGGAGGGACTCTAACCCCCGACCTTGGCGGTAGAAACACCTTGCTCTATACAACTGAGCTACTGGGCCATATATTGTAGTCCCTGTGTGATTCGAACACACGACCCCCTGGATGTAAGCCAGATGCTCTGACCTGCTGAGCTAAGGGACTATATATATTTCAATGTTCATTTTTGGGTGACTCCACTGGGACTCGAACCCAGGACCCCGAGATTAAAAGTCACGTACTCTACCAACTGAGCTATGAAGTCAAATATTTAATTTTTGTGCACCCGCCGGGATTCGAACCCGGGACCCGCGCATTAAAAGTGCGCTGCTCTAAAAACCAACTGAGCTACGAGTGCGTTTGTTTTTTACAATGCCTCGTAATCTCTCTGATTTAACGAGACATTAAATATGTTTGACTTGTTTTCGTTTCATTGTTTTATTACTACTTTTAATTGTTTTTGTTTTGCAGAGGTGGTAGGATTCGAACCCACGACCCTTGGTTTTGGAGACCAGCACTCTACCAACTGAGCTACACCTCTATGTTAAAAAATTGAAGTCCTTTAATCTTGTGATTAAAGGACTTCTTTAAATGTTTAATCTTTAAAAATGTATAATCTTTAAAAATCTCTATCTTTTTAAATCTTTAATCACAACTTATTATGTTGAACACACCAACTACATCTAAGCACATTTTTACTAAATGCGTTAAATGCAAAATTTTTATTATTTTTAAATGTGTTCATCATAACTTTATTACAATTAAAAATTATTATTTTCTTTTTATTTATCTTTGTTTTTCCTGAAAAAAATTCATTTTTCATTTTGATGATGCAAAATTACATTTTTTTCATTAAATTAAAAAATAGAAGCTGTTTATATTTTTCTTTATTAATTATATAAAACTTTTTTAAAAAGTTTATTTTTCATGTATTTTTTCAATTTTATATGTTTTTACTTTATGCAAACTTCTTAAATATTCCTATTCTTGTTGTTCTTTTAATTCTTGCTGACGTACTTTTTCTCTTACTTCTTCACGCACTTTAAGAAATTCACTAAGCTTTGCATTAAAATTACTATGGGCCTCACGTGTATAAAAACCTTTAACTATCCATAAGTCTTTATTTTCATCATCTAACATATTTTCATTAATATGTATCAAATAATCTGGCTCATCTTCTTTATAAACTTTATATGAATATACCTTTGTATTTAATGAACTAGTGAATGAATCATTTTTAACTCGTCCTCCACATTCAACAAAGTCCATTGCATCTTCTTCATTTTTAAACAGTAGCGGCAAACGCTCCTCTTTAATTTTAGTGTAAAAAAGAATATGTGTTTCCCAAATATATGTTATTTGATAAAATAACAAAATTCCTGACCCAATATATATTTTGTCATTATATGCAAATCTTTCTATTTTAACTTCTTTTAATGTTTTCATTTTTAAATATTGCAAAATTATATCTTTTTATTCATAAAAAGAAGTTATATTTTTTTCAATTTTATATGTTTTTACCTCATATAAACTTTTTATATATTCATTTTCTTTTTCTTCTCTGTGTTTTCTTTTTAATTCTTTTTCTTCTTTTTCTTTTAATGCTTTAAAAAAGTCACTAAGTCTTGGTCCAATATATCTCAAATCATCCTCATTATTCCAATAATTTAAAATAATGTATAATGTCTCAAACCCATAAAGCTTTTCAGTATTAACATTAATTAAATGATCTGGATCACTATCAACATAAACACAGTGCTCATATTTTATAGGGTACATCCATACATTCTTTTTTATTCTCCCACCGCATTCTATAAAATCGATAGCATCTTCTTTATTTCTAAATAATAATGGAAGTTTTTCTGATTCTATTTTATGAATGCCCAAAAAGGACTTATCCCAAATATATGTTATTTGGCAGAGTGTGGAAATTCTGCCACAATAATCTTTATATCCAAATCTTTCTATTTTAGCTTCTATTAATTTTTTCATCCATTTAGTAATTTGATTCTTTCTCTAAATTCTGGTGCATACTGTTCACGGGTTTCTTCATATAATCTTGCAAAACATCCATCTAATATATATGTTGTGCACCAATCTGTAGGTGTTCTATTTCCACGTCCAACACCTTGAATAATAGATTTTGAAGTTTCCGAATTATACCACTTTGGAAATAATGAAACTTTTGCCTTTGCCAATTCATCACCAAGATATGGATATGAAATTTTAAATATAATTATTATAATATAAAACAGAAAAAAGTTTTTAAAAATAAATATAAAAATAATTTTAATAATATATGATTAATTTAAATGAAGCATTAAAAGTTCGCAGAATAGGAAAAAACCCATTTGATTTTTTCCAAATGCATAAAATACCTAATGGAACATTTGTTTCTTTTGGTTATTTTAATGATCATGCAATTTCATTTGGCCCAAAAACAAAAAAGCTTATAAATCAAGCAAATGATGAACAATTAGTAAATTATTTATCAGGTGAGAAATTAAATTCTGCACCAGCTTTTAAATCTAAATTATAGGCATTTAAAGATTCTGTTGCATATGCAGATGCATTAGTTGGTGAAAAAAGAAAAACTGCACCATTAGATTTAGATGGCGAATGTCATATTGTAAAAATTGGTAAATTTACAGTGAACTGGAGAGATCCAGAACATTTTGCTAATTTTTATGGTGCACAAAATGATACAAGAGCTAAATTACGCCATAAATATGGTTTTGGTAAAAATGATGAAGATTACCCAGAAAATGATTGGCGCAGAAATCCTAAATATGGTGGAACATCTTTACGTCCAGCAACAAAAGGCAAGGGCGGCCAAGTTTATATAGATCCATATGAAGATACAGGTATTTATAGAAGTATTGTAGATCCTAATAAATTAGCAGTTAGACAAATTATAAACCCAAAAGTTAAAGGTTTATCATCAACTTGGTTTTTTGTAGATGCTAGTGGAAATATTGAGTATCTTGATAAAGATTTGATGAATTTCTTAAGATATAATTATTCTAATACTCGTGTTGTAGCAGATATTAAAGATGAAATGATTGAAATGAGTGAAGAAGAAAAAGAATTTGCTCAAGAATTAGAAAATTTACAAAAATCTGAATTATCTGAAAAAACATTCTTATTAGAAAATATAATTTATATGTGTGGAGTTATTAGAAAAAAAGGTGAAGAAAATGAATCATTCTTATGGAGAAATGATGATATTGTTTCTGGTAATTTCCCATATTTTTCTGCACAAATTCTTGAAGATATTATTGATAAAGTTGCTATGGCAGATGTAAGAGAAGTTGAGATATTGAATGAGTCATTCTTATCTAAAAAAGATAACAAAAAAGCTTTATATGAAAGCATTATGACTTCTGTTTCTAAAGAAGTAAAGAAAGCATTAAATGAATCATTCTATAATAAAGAAGAACTTAGACAATTTTAAGAGAATTTAGAAAAAATATAGATTTATCTAGATTTTGTGATGTTGCTTTACAAGAAGAAAATGATGAAGGTGAACTTAATTGGGTTCCAAGTTTACAAAGAATTATTAGTACATATGATTCTTATGTAGAAGATGTTATATCAGACATTGTATATCATCCATATGAAGCAGAACGTGAAATTATAAGAATGGCCGAAGATAATGAATATGAAAATGGCACAGAAGCAAATGTAATAATATATTTTTTAGAAGAATTATATAGCTGGTGTCAACATAATGGTTTAGAAAAATGATTTAAAGAAAATAATTTATGAAAAAGCATCTTAAAATTTTAAGATGCTTTTCTTTTTAACTATTTAATAATTTAATTCGTTCTCTAAATTCAGGAGCATATTGTTCTCTCGTTTCCTCATATAATCTTGCAAAACATCCATCTAATATATAAGTAGTGCTCCAATCTGTAGGTGTTCTATTTCCTCTGCCAACTCCTTGAATAATAGATTTAGATGTTTCTGAATTATACCATTTTGGAAATAATGATACTTTAGCTTTAACCAATTCATCTCCAAGATATGGATATGGAATTTTAAATATGATTATAAATCTGCATCCATCATTTGGTAAATCTATTCCTTCTGTTAATGTTGGTCCAATAAGAACTCCATTTTTTGATTTTGCATATTTTTTCAATATATCTTTTTTCTCTTTAGAATCATTGTATATAAATGCTCTATCTTGAACATCTTTATCTAAAAGTTTAAATAAATCCCATGCATTTTTATATGATCCTGTGTGAATTATTCCTTTTTCATCTTTATGTTTATCAGATTTCAAAATCTTATTTATAATAGATGCATTAATTGGAAAGTTTTCATTAATAAATTCTTTTGACATTTTGTGTCCATGTATATAATATATAGGTGATGCAGAAAAATCAAATGTTGACGGAATTCTAAACATAGTAGTTTTCTTATCTATTGTATATTTAGTTCCAATATTTTCATCAAATGCAGAATGACCACCAATTGTTGCAGATAGCATTACAACAAATGGTGATGGAGTTATCAATGTATCATATACTAAATAATCCTCTTTTGCAAATTTTAATGTTATAATTGGATTTTCTGGCCATTCCATTTTTCCTGTTACTGCATCTTTAACTTTATTATCAGTTTTTACAATATATCTTACTCCATAAGGATGTTCAGGATTTTCAGTATGCATTGGATCATTTGCATATTCATCGCTCATCAAATTCACCATTTTAAAATACTTACCAATATCACACATATGTGCATCCATTTTCTTTGCCAAATTAAATATTCTAAATTCCTTTTTAGATAATTTTGGTTTTTGTTCTGGATTTTCTTTAGCCAATGTTTCATATAATGTTCTCATTGCATTATAACATTGGACAGGATATGATGAAACATATTCTTGATATTCTTCAAGAGCAGCACATATTTCTTCCTGTTGTTCCTTTGGAGTATTTTGTAGTTTTTCTATAACATCTTTAAATTCTCTTAAAAATCTATCAATATCAACATCTCTCATAAATTCAAGATGATCTAATAGAAAATCAGTTTCTTTGCAATATGTCATTATTTCATTTGTCTCATTAAGCATTGTATGCAAATCTACGCATATTGCTCTTGCTTCTTGGCACAATGATGGAACTTTATGACACTCATCACAAAAAATAATTTGCCGTTTTTTAAATGGGGAATCACTTCCATATGTTCCATTACATATCATCATGTATTCAAACCATAACTGGTATGTCATTAAAGTAACTCCAGAATTTATGGCTCTAAATCTTTCTCTAACGTATTTACATGAAATTGCACATGGCCAATTATTTTTAAGAGCCCAATCTCTGTTACCAAGGCTTGTAAATGGAATTATTGCTAATCTACATGGTGCAGCAATAATGTCTTCATCAGTTTCATCACAAATATAATTTGCACGCATACCCTTTATTCGTCCAAATTTTTGTAATTTATATTTATCAATGGCCTTTGAATATTGATCCCATAAATATAAATCTGAACAAAGAATATATGAAGATTTTTCATAATATTCATTTAAAACTCCTGCCATTATGATTACCATAATAGATTTTCCAGAACCTGTTGGGGCCTCAACAAGATTAACATGATTATTGTTTAAAATAGAATATATAATATTCACTATATATTCCAATTGATGCTCTCTAAATGAAAATATCCCAAGATTATTATTTACCCATTCTTGAACCTGATTTTCTATTTTTTCTCTTGTTATTTCAACTTTCATATATATATATTATGAAAAATTTTAATGAAAGTTTTATACGAATTTATGTTTTGCGCATTCCTTTAATGCGTCTTTCCAATGAGGAATTTCAATATCAAATGTTTCTTTAATTTTTGTTTTATCTAATACGCTATAATGCGGACGTTCAGCTTTTGTTGGGTATTCATCTGTATGAATTGGAAGAACTTTACAATTTAGCCCATAAGCATCCATAATCTCTTTAGCAAAATCATACCAAGAACAAACTCCTTCATTTGTATAATGATAGATTCCTCCAACCCATTTGCATTCTAATGCAATTTTCAATATAGCTGCTGCTAAATCTTCTGCATATGTCGGTGTTCCAATCTGGTCAAAAATAACTTTGATTTCCTCTTTTGTTTGTCCAAGACCAACCATTGTTCTAACGAAGTTTTTTCCAAAATTGGAATACAGCCAAGCAGTTCTAATAATTATAGCGTCTTCATTAAGCTGTTCTTGAGCAATTCTTTCACCGGCTTCTTTTGTTGCCCCATAAATTCCAATTGGATTAACGATTTTATTTTCATCATATGGCTTATATGCAGTTCCATCAAAAACATAATCTGTTGAAATATGAATTAGTTTTGCATTATTCTCTTTAGCAGCTTCGACAAGATTTTTAACAGCAACTGCATTAACAGTATAAGCAATAATTGTTTCTTCTTCTGCTTTATCTACATTTGTATATGCTGCACAGTTTATAATAAGATTAATATTTTCTGCTTTAACTAACTCTTTAATTGCATTTAAATTAGTTATATCAAGTTCTGCAAAGCGTTCTGTCGCTGTATTAACTTCTTTATCAATATTAATATCAGTAAAAATAAATTTATGTTTTAATACTTCGTTTATTGGCAATTTTGTTCTACGATATTCTCGAATTTCATTGCCCAATTGACCATTACAACCTGTTACTAAAATATTCATATATCCAATTAAATTTTATTTTTTACATTATATGTTCTTTTTTACTACAAGTTTAAAGAAAAAGGAGTTTAAAAACTCCTTAATATCTATATCAAAAAATAGAAGTTATTCAAATTCATTAGTTTTATCAAATTCTTCAAATGTTGGGTGCTTCATATCTTTTTCTGATAATATAATATCACCTTTTGGAATTCCCCAATTAATATTAAGTGTTGGGTCATTCCATGCAATACCGCCTTCGGCATCTTTACAATAGAAATCATCACATTTATATTGAAAAATTGCAGTTTTTGAAAGAACTACAAAACCATGCCCAAAGCCCCTTGGAATAAAGAATTGTTTTCTATTGCGTGCAGACAAAATTACACCTGTCCATTGTCCATAGGTAGGAGAATTCTTTCTTAAATCTACAGCCACATCAAAAACCTTACCTCGAGTTACTCTAACTAATTTGGCTTGAGAAACTACACCTTTTTGGAAATGTATTCCTCTCAAAACCCCATAAGATGATTTGCTTTCATTATCTTGAACAAAATTTAATGGGTAGCCAATTGCATTTTGAAATTCTTCATCATTATATGATTCATAAAAATACCCTCTATTATCCTTAAAAATTTTAGGTTCAATGATTACAACCCCTTCAATATCAGTTTTTATTACATTCATAATCTCATTATTTATTTTTATTATTATTTTAGGATAAGAATAATAAAAGTTTAATAAATATAAAAAATATCATTTTTATAGAAATGGATCAAGATAAAATTAATCTTTAGGTTACATGCAGACATTGTGGAACTACACATAATATACGAGTAGGTTTAGATGATTTACATGCATGGCAAAGAGGTGAAAAAATGGTATAGGATGCATTCCCATATCTATCAGCCGATAAAAGAGAAATATTAATTTCTAGAATTTGCCCAAGATGTTGGGATGAATTATTTAGTCAATATGATTAATTATGTTATTATTTGAAAATTTTACATATAATAAAAGATGGGCATCATAGTTTTATGAAGATTTTTATAATTCTTCTGAGTATTTTAAATAGTATTTAAATGACGGATTAAATACTATAAGATATATCTATTCTGTTCATCGTTTATATGATAAAAATCATGATAATACACATTATGAAGTCTTCTGTCATAATAAAAGTGATTTATTTTCAAATGATTTTTCATTTAAACATTATGCATACGCGTATAATAAATTAAAGGAATATGGTACGTGTATACAAATAGATCAAGAATCACAAAAGTATTTTGAAGAAGATGGATGTTCAAGCCAATTTGTAAAATTAAAATTTACATATTTAATAGAAAAAGATGAAAAACGCTGGAACTTAGAATAGCAAAAATATGATGCAGCGTTTAAAACTGATGAAATTTTAAATTGCAATCCAACCCTTGAACAATGGCTTTATATGATTTAGGCTAAATATGATAGAAAAAATCCTTCATTATTATTTAGAAAAGAAAACAATGTAGAAAATATTTCTGCTAAATATATAATTGCGGTTAAATTAAATTGGGATGACGCGGCTGATGCTGCATTTGAAAAATTATCTATTATATTAGCATTACCAGCAAATATTGATAAATATTCATATCAGTTCAAAAAATTCATTAAAGCATATGCAGAATAGTATGAAATGAATTCTGATATAGAAGAATTAATTTCAGATTTTAAATAGAGTGATAAAAATAATGGTGATAGCATTCCAACAAAATACACTGAATTTGCTAAAAAATTAGATATGAATCCGCTTGTACAAAAATATCAATATCATTATGAACAATTTGATATTTAGACAACTAATGAAAATGTTGGACGTCTTAATATTTGTAAAGATAATAAGCTCGGTTTAGATTTTTATTATGGAAGTTTACGTTTAAAAAGCACAAGATGGAATGAGGCTAAGAAATCACATTCATATAGATTTAAAGCGCTTCCTATTATAATTGATTCCGCAGTTAATGCAATATATAAAAATGATGTCGATGAGTTACAAAAAATATCTGTTAAATTATAATGTTTTTATTTGAAAAATTTACATATGATGAAGAATGGGCCAAGAAACATTATGGGCTGCTTGATTATATACGATCTGCATGGAGTTATTTAAATGATGTGTTAATAGATTATGAATTTATAAAAACATTAAAAACTACAAAGGAACGTTAGCGTTATATTTTCAGTGTGTCAAAAGTAAATTTTTTTGAATCTTAGAAGAACCTTTATGAAATTTATACACATTATAACGAAGGCAGCTTAGATGAAGAATAGAAAAAATATATTATAAATAGATTACGCATATTGGGAGATGCAATTAAAATTATATCAACTAATTACAACGGGCATATTTTAGTTTCTTATGATATAGAGAAAGATGAATATCGCTGGAATCTTGCACATCAAAGAATTCAAGAACATGAAGATCAGATAAATGCTATAAATATTGCTGAGCCTAATATAGAAGATTGGCTATTTATGCTAGATTCATATTATAATCAAAAGAACCCAAGACTCATATTTAAAAAAATTAATGATAATGACAAATTAATACGTTTATATGTTATTGCATGTAAATTAGATTGGAATGCAGCTAAAATTAATATTAAATCAATTATGTGCTACTAGGCTCTTAAAGATATAAAAGATTCTTATGAAATTTCTAATTTATAGGCAGAGGCATGCGAAAAATATGCAAAAACATACGAGCCTAATGAAGATATTCAAGAATTAATAGATGATTATAAAAGTAGCTTTAAAACAAAGAAAAATATTCCAGTAAAAGCAAAACCTATTGCAGCCCTTTTAGATTAGGATTCATATTTTAAGGATTACTCAATTTACATGTTTCCAAGATATTCTTAGTATGATCCTTTATTTGAAATAGAAGTTTAGACATCTGACAATAAAAACATTTGGATAATTATTAAACATTTTTGTGGAACATATTATATAGATGCATATAAGAATAGAAATGTTATAGAGCAATTTGGGTCTAAAAAAGTTAAATATGAAAACAAAATTAATAAACATGTGTACTATGTAACTAAAATGAATTTTGGGAAAACTAGAACAGATGGAACACTTAAATGTCTATTGGAGACGTGGTGGAATTAGTTAGTAGATGATATTAAAAATATTAAAGAGGACTGAATTAGTCCTCTTTAATATTTAGCAATTTGCCATATTTTAAATCATTTTCTTCACTAAATTGAAATAGTCCATTATCTGGTGTGAATGTCAATTCACCTAAATAACACTAACCATCAACTTCATAAAAATCAACTCTTACAAATTTAAAATCTTTGCTCAATATTTTTGCATAATTAAGCATCTATTCAAATGTTTTTGGTTTTTTATCTAACAATTTTTCATTATCTGGAAATGTTTTCCAACCAAAATTTTTGATAAATTGCCAATTTAAATCATATATATTTGCATGAATTTTATCTTTTCCATTATATCTGTCATTTATGACCATTATAAACTATGGAATGCCGTTCTAACACCAGAATTTATAATCAGTCAATCCTTCTTTTCCATTTGACATATATTGTTCAATAAAGCATTTTCTATCAATTAATGAATAATGCATTTGAAGACTTTTTAAACCAAAATCCTATTTTAGCCATTCTTTACACTTTATTTTAGCATCTTCAAGATCGAATGTTTTTTTATTATCACAAATAATATTCATTTTATATCCATGATTGCATTTTAATACAAACTTTTCAGGAAGCTCATTAAACCGTATTTCATCTGGAGAATTATAAACTTTAATTATTGGTATACATATGTCCTTTCCTAATTTTTCTTTTGAGTATTCATGCAATTTAACTTTGTCTGCACATAATCCTTTTAAATTAGTGACATCAAATATTTTTAGCCAATTTATTTTTTCTTCAATTGTCTATGGATCTACTATGTCAAATTTTTTATACTGGTTGATTCTGAAATCTTTCATTAAATATTTTATATAGTCATCAGTATTAATAATATTTCCAGTATTCTTATCTAGTATTATTTTATAATTTTCATTTTTTAGAATTTTTATAGTTGAACACGCATCATAATCAAATTTTGGCCATATTGATTTAATTTTTTCTTCAATTTCTAAAAATTTTATTACATTAGAAAAACATTGCTCTCTATATCTAATATTTGACTCATTTTTTACAGACATAATTTTATGCATTGTTTCATCCTATGAACCATCTATTATTTTAAATAATTTTTCACGATCATTCCATTTATGTAAAAATACAATACGCTTATTTTCCTTTATTAAAAATGGCTGTATCCAACTTTCATCACATGTTTTACAAATTCTATCTCTTATCTATGTATTTTTTAATGCTTCTAAAGGAAATGTTTTTGGAGGGAAACAAATTGTTGCACCACTTAAATTAGAAAATTTACCATTATTATTATATTCAGTTAAAATAGGAGTACGTTTAGTCCCAATATAGTCATCATAAAACCCAACATATTGAGTAATACATCTATTCTATTTTGAATAATTATATAATTCTTCTATATATGTTTTTGGATATAACATATCATCATCAATAACCATAACATAACTATCATATTCTTCATTAAACACTTCATGCCTTTTATGACAATATGTATTATATGTATATTTTATTTCACATAAATTTTCATTTACGCACTTTTTAATGCTTTCAGGCAATGCATTTTTATCATACTCTTCTTCAGCCAAATAAAGATATATTTTTGTTGGCTTTATCGTCTGATTTTCAACCAAATTTTTTAATACATTATAAACATACATGTCTCTTTTTGGATATGTTGTTAGAGTAATTATTATTCTGTCATTAGTTATATTCTTTATATTATTAAAATTATTGAATATGTCTATTTTTTCTTTTGTTCTTTTATTGTATTTAAAAAATTCTTCCATGCATTTATCTATTGTACGTATATTTTTAGATACACTTAATGCAGTTCCCCAATGCCTACCAAGATGCCGTTTTATATATTCACTAGCAGTTTTGGTTCTATAGTGATTTAATACAATTTTTGTATTTTTCGTTGTTTTATATCCTTTCCATAAATTTTTTACTTTATAATCAAAATTAACCTTTACACCATCTACAAATCGTACTATACTTTTATCATTTGGAATAAATGTATGAATCAAACAATCATAGGTATCAAATTGTCCATTATATTCATTTGCTGTTCTCGTTATTGATTTTGTACCAACATTTATATTAAATATAGGTTCTGTAAATCTTTCTGTCACATGTTTATTTTCATAATACAATAAATTATTATCAGTGTACATTAACCAAGGTACAAGAATTGTAGTTGTATCTTTAAATTCGTTAGTTTGTAAGAATTCTTTTATTGTAATTCCGGTTTTTATTGACAAAAATTCATCAATATCAAAAAATGCAATCCAATCAAATTCACAACGATGAGTATTAAAACATTCAATATAACAGGATGCTTGTAAATTTACATCATTATTATAAACTAATCCTTTTTCTGCTCCTCTAACATTTATTATTTGAACAAATTCTGATTTAATATAATCATTTATGACATCTTCAAAATGCTCTCCATCTAGCTCATTATTATCATATATGAATATTTTGTCAACCCCCAAATTTTTGTACCATTCTACCCACTCTCTAATATACAAATTTTCATTTTTGGCAATGGCACATACTGCAATTTTGAGTGATTTAAATTTTTTATATGCTTTTTCACATTCATTAAATGTTTTTTCAATAGTGGCGTTTTTTTGGACATTTGTATAGCTATCATTTTCTCTATATGATTTCATATTAGTGAAAAATTCTATAGATGACTATTTATATTCATTTCCATTTAACATTGCGCAGTATGTATAGAATATATCGCTGCTTCCTGCATCAATAATCTCTTTATTTAATATATGAAAATATGGTTCTATAAATTCCTTTTTAACCAATGATGCACAACCACAGTGACATTGTATATTTTTAAATTTACATTTATTTCCACTTATTGGGTATTTTTTATCATATTTTAGATATTCATTGTATAATGTTTCTATTAAATTATTTGGATATTCAAAGTCGTCATCTATAGATATGATAACATCATTCGGATATTTGTATATTGTAGGAATCAGTTTTTTCCAAACTTTTGTGTTATATGTAAGCCAATTAATTTTTATGCATGGATTGTTTTTTAAATCATTCTATAATTCATTTGGAAGATCTTTTTCTTTATTTGGAAACTCTTCTAATGACAAATTAATATTTATAATATCTGGTTGTTTTGAATTATGTAATATGAGATCAATAATATGATGAAGATTATTTATTCTTTTTGGCCAAGATGTCAAAGTAATTACTATCGATTCCTTATCTGATGTACATATAGTATTGTCACATGAATCACATATTCTTTTTATCCAATTTAATATTGGTTTGTTTAAATCTGTTTGTTTTTCTATTTTTTCTTTTTTGGGCGTCAAACCATAATAAGCCTTTATAAAATCTGAATATGAATTATTATTTTTCTATTTTTCCGTTTTCTGTTTTGTTTCCAATTTCAGATTTTCCAATTTTTCCATTTTTATTTTTTCCATTTTTGGTTTTTTCTATATATCCTTTTTAACACTTGTATCAAATGATTCGATTTTAATATATTTTTTCCATCTATTAATATCTAACTGCCACGCATGTACGCACATAGGTAAATGGTCATTATTGTATTTTCTAATAAAATAATCCCATTCACTTGACAAAGAAAAATTTGAAGCTATTCTGATTGAAGGAGTTTTCAAATTAATCTTATTTCTAAGTACTTTACAGAAAAACAGATCTTCTTTATTTACATATGGTTTCTAAAAATCATCATCTGACAAATTTTCACAAATACTAATAAATTTCAACACATTTCTTAAACTTACACCACCATTACCAATTGTATCTATATTAAATCCAAATGAGCCAAATTTCCACGGGCTTCCTATATAATCTACATCTAAATTTATATAATAATCTAATAAATTTGAAAATATCCATGCATCTAATTGATATATGAACAAATAATCATATTCAAGAAAACATCTATAGAACTATGACGTTTCACATAAATAACTATAAGTTTCTGTAGATTTAAAATAATCTTTTGCACAATATAATATTGAAAATTCTATATTATATTTCTATGCAATAATATCATATGCACTTATATCTAAATCAATTGGGCATATGAGACATATTTCATATGATTTACCAATAACTTTACAAAGCTAATTTAAAGAATTTAATTCAGAATTAGATGGAGAACTCTTATAAACAGGAACACCTATAATACATTTTTTAGAGAATTTCTAATTAGTATGTTTTATTATAGTTTTTTCCCATGATAAATCTTTAAAATTAGTTTTCATTTATAATTTAAGAACATTTTTATTATTTATTGTTAGTAAAAAAATACGGTGAAATAAAGTATTTTTTCCATTTCAAATATAAATATTTGAGTTATTTGAGAAAAACCTCCTAACTAGATTATTTTCAATCTAGATCCTCACTTTATTAGGATCACCTTTAAATAAAGGATGATCCTTTTTGGATTTTATAAAGTTATATAATTCTATCAAACTAGTTCCATTAAATTCTGGTATCAATTCTTCCATAGACATCCTCCAAAATTTAATAAAATCATTAATATCCGGTTGAATTATATTCTTTTTTATTTCTTTTTGTTTTATTATATATTGATTAAAATATTCATAACCTCTCCTAGACAATTCTATAGAAGCAAGAACCATATCTGGAAGATTCAAACTTCTAAACAAAAAATTTCCAATAAAACTAGAATATTCTGGTTTGACTTCTAAAAGTTGTATTTTATGAATATTGGTTCTTTTTCTTAACTAATTAACAAATGTTGTCCTTAACCAATGATTATTGCATAAAGCATTATAGTTCTTTCCTTTATCCTTATCTTTAGCTTTTATATTCAAGTCTTCTATAGATATAACTTGACATTTATAATAGATTGCTTTGTTAATTATGTTTTCTGCAACTTTGATTGTTTCATAAGTTCTTTTATTAGATAATTTTATTCTTCTAGGATCATCAGAAGAAACATTCTTTAAATCATTTAACTGTTTATATAAATCACTGAATTTCTTAAATGAATAAACTCCAGATTTAACAACTTCAAATTCTGAACTAGATTTCCAATCAACTACGCTCCAACCTATATAGTTTGGATTCATATCTATTCCTAGAACTCTATTTGTTAATTGTTCTGATTTTTTATTGAATAATTTAGATTCATCAAACGTTATATAGATATATTCCTTGTCTAGTTTATAACTAATTGATATTGAATTAGTTAACGTTAATTCATATAAAGTTTTTAAATAGTGTTCTTGATTTTGTCCATAAATTAGTTTAAAATTGAAATGCTATTTAGAATTTGGTTTAAAAGTTATTGTTAAATCAGAATTAATATTGAATTTTCTGTTTCCTTTAAACAATGCTTCCCCTATTGAGGATAAAGGACTTAATCTATTCCGTTTGAATTCTTCTTTTGTTAGCTTTCCTTCTTGTTTTAATCTATAATTTTCTTTTCCACCAAATATAAGTTTTAATTCATTTAATATTGATTTCTTTTTAATTGAATATTTATGTTCTGAGATTCTTCCTATTTTGAGTTTAAAATCTATTTCTTTTAGTTTTTGTTCTCTAGATTCTTCATGTTCTTTATATCTTGACTAAAAAGATTTATACAGTGCAATTGTTTCTTTGACACAAGACTATTTAAACCAGCTATCAAGCTAATCTATATTATTAATATTTGAACATAAAGTTCTTAAGTCTTTTTCACTTATATTTCCATTATTATCGCTAATTCTATTATATAAATAATGAAGACATATTGAATACTATGACATATATTTGTTCAATATGTCATAATAACTATTATCTAAACATTTATATTTCAGTTTTAGTGTTAACATATAAAAAATTAAACATTTATTTATAAAGTTTATTCTTAAAGGGAACGCAGAATAAACAAATATAAATAAATGTTTATATATAAATTATATTTAAACTATTATTAATAGTTTATTTAAGCGTTCCCTTTTTAAATTAAACTAATCTTTTATTATTTATTCAAATTTTTTTTTAAAAATTATTCCCAATTTCAAAATATAATATTTGAATTAAATATTTATAAATGAACTTAAAAGAAAATAATATTAAAAATAAATTTATTTCACCGGAATTAATCTGATATTAATTTTACTCGGTTTTGAAAAAAAGTTTTTTTGCTGTGGTCCAAATAAGTAATGATAAATAAAACAAATTAGATATTATATATGCCAAAAGTACGGCAATAGTTTGATATACACAGTAATGTATTAGATAAACAGGCCGAGCAAGAGAAAAAGTCAAAAGTTTATAGTACTGAGAAAATAAAGGCATTGACTGAAAATATTCTCGGAGGTGAAAAAGCTGATACAGTTCCATTCTTTCATGGTAGTCCTGACTGGCGTGATGCGGGTGTCATATTTGACTACACAGATGAAGAATATGAAATACTGGAACATTGCTCCAATGATTGCATATGGTTTATTGAAAATTATTGTAAGTTTAAAAATAAACATGGCAGAACATTAGTTAAATTATATGATTTTCAAAGAGAAAATCTTGAATTAATGTCTGCTGAAAAATGGGATCCGGATGAAGAAGTTGTTGTTCCTGTTAATTCACAAATATGTTTAATGCAGTCAAGACAAACGAGCAAAACTACTTCTATTGGCGCATATATTACATGGTACGCAATATTTCATCATGATGCTACAATATTCATTTGTGCTAATAAAGGAAAAACCGCTTTAGATATTGTAGAAAAAGTTAAAGAATTTTTTGAATCTCTTCCATATTTCATAAAACCTGGTATTGTTAATATTTCATAGAATAGAATTAAACTAGAAAATGGAACATGTATTAAATGTGCAGCTGCATCTAAGACACCTGCAACCGGTGATACAATCAACCTATTATATATTGATGAGGCTGCTTTAATTCCAGATGGCGTTATTGATGAGTATTGGGCATCTGTTATTCCTACAATGTCCTCATTACCAAACTCTTAGATTATCGTTTCATCTACACCTCGCAAAAAATCTGGAAAATTCTATGATATTGTTGATGGCGCTATTAAACATACAAATGGTTATGTTTTAAAACGTGTTGACTGGTGGCAAGTTCCTGGGCACGATGAGAAGTGGGCAGAGAAGGAAAGACAAAAGATGATGGATGACAATTTGTTTGAACGCGAATATAATCTATCATTTGAATCAGACAGCGCACGTCTTGTATCAAATCATTCAATATTATTTATGAATAAAATTAAACAAGAATTTGTTCATAGAGATTTCTATATGGTTCCTCAAGAGATTTGTGATAAAATTGTGTGGGCTCCAGATTTTGATCCAACATATATGGATTATGAAACATTAAAGGCAAAATCATTCCTATTTGTTGTTGATACTGCACAAGGAATAGAAGCAAGTACAATAGAGAAAAATGATTCAGATTATAATGTTATTAATATATTTGAAATAGAAGCATTGAGTGCAAATAAAATTAATATTAATAGAGATCATGGTCCAATAACCGTTAAAGATTGTGTACAATATAAATAGGTTGGTTTATATATTGACAATTTTAAAGATGAAGGCTCATGTGCAGAAGCTGCTAAATATATTGCATTCCAAATTCTTAAATGTGGATATTAGGATATTGATAATGTTAGAATCCTTCTTGAAATGAATTTTAATGGAAATAATTGGATTACCAAATTTAAATAGCATCCAATGTATTATGAAGCATTAATTCTTAAAACAGTTAGAGGTGTTCAAAAACCTGGTCAACCTATAGTTAAAATGAAAGAGCAGTATGGTTTTAGAACAACTGGTGGCCAACATGGTAAAAATTACTATTGCGAATTAGGTTCAACAATGATTCATAGACGTTAGATATTAGTTAGATAGCATGATAATGATGTGAATCTGAGTTCTATTAATTAGCTTAATCAATTTGGTAAAAATAAAAAGAAAAATATATATGAAGGCTCATGTTGTCATGATGATATTGCTGTAACATGTTTATTTGTTTCCATTGCGCAAGAGTCTCGGCAATTTATTATGTATTTAAATGAATTTTTCGAAAAAGCGCCGCATTCATTTAAAATAGAAAAAGTGCGTCAAATGCTTAATATATATGTTGAATAGGAAACACAAATGTCAGACGAGATGTTTCATGCATTTTATAAAGCAGCTTCTGCGGGATTTGGCAAATTGACACATAAATAGAATGGTTATGGTTCAATAATGTCAGGAAGCGTAGATCCTAATCAATTTAATCAATTTAAAAATGGTGGAATTCATGTAGGTTTCGGAAATATATTAAGCGGAAGAAGATTTTAATTATGAAACATATTTATACAAAAATAACAGGTAAAGTTTTGGCATCTAATCCATTTTTAGGTGTTCAAAAAATATTGATGGGTTATGAAAATGCCCCAAAAAATCCAGAAGATATTGGAAAAGTTGATTAGGACTTCGGATTGTGTTTTGTTCCAGAAAATGATGATTATGAACATTGTGCATAGGTTACAAAGCGTGAAGACCTTGACAAATATATAGCAAATAATAATGAAAGAGATTCATATTTTGAGCAGTTTTTCGGAAAAATAAGAAATCCAAATCCAGGGTTTATAGATAATTGGAATGATAAATTATATGATGATGAAAATATTCATATATATTATACATTAATGGATGACGGCCCCCATGAATTTATACTAACATTAAGAAAAGATGGATTCAAATTGGCACCATTAATGAAAACAGATGAAAATGGAAATGTTACTGATACCCATTTATTATATATGATAAATATCAATGGTGAAATATATGATTGTACACCAGATGAAGGAGATTATATATTTGATACAAGAAAAGAGGCTAAAGATTATTACCAAACATATTTAGAAGAACAAAAAGAAAAAGAAAAAGTTCTAAGAAAATTACAGTAGGAAATTGAAGATTAGCTAAGATTTAAAAATAAAGTTGAATCATTGGGCAATGGAACATATATAGGCCAAATGGCTGGGTGTAAATTCTATTTTTAGGGGAATGAATATATATCTCCTATAGGAATTAAAACAACTCAACCACAAAATGTTGTGTTAGATGTTAAGAATGGAGAAGTGTCAATCAGAGATTGGGGAACATCATATGATAAATGGTTAGGAAAATAAATATAAAAATAAGATTTTAATAAATCGATGACAAAAGCTGAATTTATAAATTGGTTAAAAGATGATGTAACATTGGATGGTGCTATTGGAATAAATCTTCCAACAAAGACATACTAGCGTATTATAGATCGTGAAATAAAAACAATGTATGAGATAAATCCTGAAGCAGCAGAAGAATCATTTTATGTTATTCCACGTGAAGTATTTTATTCTCCAGAATTTAGAAAAAACAGAAAAATAAAATTTCCAGATTGTGTTTTATCTGTTACTAAATTTGTGGAAATGAAACATAGAAATAATATGTTTGGAATCATGGATCCAGATTTTGGTTTCAATAAGGCATTCTTAACAGATATGTGGCTCGGTTCATTAATGAATATGGATTCCGTGGCCTTTAGAACAGTACAATGGAGTGCATGGGATTAGCTCAAACAGTTTACATTAATAGATATTTAGCATCGATGGAATTATCTTTCCAGAGAGTTATTAGTTCTTGGTCATGATCCACGAGTTAATGTATTTTGCGGTTTAATGGTTAAAGTTCCTGAATAGGAGTTATTTGATAATGTATGGGTTTAGAAATGGATTTCCGCCCACTGCAAACTTCAAGCAAATAAACTATTGACATTGTTTACTACAAATCTTGTTGGCGGGGTAACTATACAAATGTCATCTTATGTAGAAGAAGCCAATAAAGATATAGAAGAATGTAAAACAAAATTCATAGAGAATGCAAAAGTTCCTCATATGTACACAATTCCTTAATGAATTTCAATAAACAAATGTTATACAACCAAAATTAATATGACATAAAATGCAAATAAGACCAGTATATTGAAAATAGGAAGAACATTTGTTCTTCTTATTTTCATTTATTGGAATATTTTAAAAATTGTGCAACCTATACAGTTTCGCCATTGTAAGAAATTGAATTACTTTGATGCATAACAACTTGCATCCACCATGCATTTTGTGTAGTATAAGTTTCTGAATTAGATTTATCAGGTTTTCCTATATGATAATGTTTAATAGTATTACCAGTATCATCTTTTGCAGTCTCCTATCCAAGATATACGCCATGAGTAATCATATCATATAGTGTTTTCTGATCTGATAAAATATTAATTATAATATCGTTATATTTAGAACCAGCATCATTAATAATATCTATTGCATCACCTGTATTATGTGGCGATGTTACAGAACTATACCATACAATGTCTCCATTTGCATTTTTAAATTTCCATAAAGTTCCGTCCTATACTGAAGGCTAATCTACAATATTATTGTTGTCATCAAGGAACCAACGTCTTCCAGAAATTAATTTTATTTTTGTTCCATTTAATGCGCATGCGTTAACAATGTCATTATAAATCTATTTCATATAAGGTTGTAAACCATTTGTTGTCAATTCACCACTTTTGTCATTTTGAGCATTTTCAGTATTAATGCCATCCGATGAACCATTTGTAGATTCTTTAATGCTTCCTGTTGTAATATCATTATTTACAATTATTGCATCATCTGTTGTTTTTTCTGCTTCAGCTTCTGCGCCCCCATTTTTAATATATCCAGGAATTGGCCATTCACGGCGTGTTAAAGTTAATTCAGTTCTCCAACATGTTCCGTGATTAGATTTTGATGCAACATCGTATATCCATTTAATGTCCTTAATGATAAACCATCCTGTTCCTGACATCATTATTTTCTAGTGAATCATTTGGTCATTATTATTTGCAGCCATATAGCTATTCATTACCTAAAAATTATCTTTTAAAATCATCGGAATTCTTTCTCCTCTCATTATTTGCATATTACATCCATTCAATGTTACACAAATCATTTTTTTCTTTAGCCATGCGTTACATAATGTGTTGTGACCTTCAGCAGTTTCATAAAATTTGTTTGTATTTCCAGATGCTAACATATTATTTCCAGATTCTACAATATTCTGAGCATCCCCATCTGACTATGATTCTGCAATTTGTCCACCTTGTATAGATATATGCTAATCATTAAATGAACCATTATATCCTTCAGTGTATGTTAAATTCTGACCAGGCCCAGCCATTATATAAAAACCATGCTTTAGTTTGTCTGCATTTACTGGAATTGACAAATTCATTTCAATAGAGTTGTCACTTACCTAAGTTATTCCGCTATTTTTAATATTATAATAGTTTTTTGTCTGTAGACCGAGCTTATTATTAATTGAACCACTGATTTTTTCAGAGTATTTTGTTACTAAAAATGATGTAAGAGCATCCTCCTCTTGAGTAATATTTGTCAATAGCTTCATCTATGGCTATGGGCTTTTACTTTTCTTTTCACTGGATTCTTCTCTGTTTTCACCATCTACACCAATGCCAGTTGACATTACTTTATTATATACAGCAATGTCAATAGGTTCATCTAAACCAGAACCTCCAAGAATTTGTGCAACATTAATAAATGAGATTGCATAGCGTGGGTCAATCCAACAATCATAGAAAGATTCAAAATTCTTATATGCATGCAATGCAGTGTTTTTAATATATTCAATAGCTGGAGAGCTATTTATATAATCATTTTTCTATTCACCATCTGACATTGAATACCACATTTGGGTATCTGTCGTGTTTTCTGGATCACTAAAAAAGAAACCCAATCCAAGCTTTTGTGCTATATCAATTAAAGCATCTCTAGACGAACCTGAAAATGAGAATGTCTATGTAGCATCATATAAAGATGGAATAAACAGTTCTCCAATAAATTTTATTTTAATTTTGTTTTGTATATGAAATTGATCCATTTCCGGTATACTTACATGAGTTATCTAAAAATCTCCTCTATATGATTTAATTGTACCATGATTTGGATTAATGAACACGGAACATTTATCACCATCTTTAATTTGGTTTCCTTTTAAAATGTCATTAAATACACATTCAAGAGTAACCTGAATAGTAGGAATGAAACCAACAGACTCAATAGAAAAATATTTAATATCATTTTCTCCATAGTAATGATCATTTATGCGTAATAATGGATATGCAAATCCAGTTAGCATTATTTTATTAGGAGACCGGTTTCCTTCAGTTTTAAATGGAATTGTTGATAAATTGTTTCCGGCTGAATCAATATGTTGTTTAGTAGAAGAATCTATTGCTGCATCAGAATCAATATTATCTATTAAATTGATAGACATTTCATCTAATTTAATAGTAGAAGAGATATATTCATAAATTCGTGTTCGCGTTGTATTTACTGACACATCATTCTGGTTTTCATTATTTGTAGAAACTGACTAGAAAGTATTTTCCTAAGATTCAGACAAAACATTATTTGGCTATGATATAGAAGAAGCCTCATTTGGCTAAGCCAGCTCTTTAATTGGTTCTGGTTCTTGTTCTGGTTCTTTCTCTGGTTCTAGCTCATTATCTTTGTTTTTCGCATCTGTTATTATTTGTTCCCAGAGTTTTTTATAATTTGTTATATCATCACTCCATATATCACGATATAAATTCCATCCTTGCCAGTATTCTTCGCATTCATTATTGAGTAAACTACACAATTGTAAATTTTCTTTAATATTATCTATGATATTCTACAAATGTTCTTTTTTCTTTTTAGCTCTTTTTAAATCTTGCTCATATTTAATTTTACAGTTTTTTAATGTCCATGGATCTATTTTTCCAAGATTGTCAATATTTATAAGGGAATTCACATCATTATAACCTTCAACCTCTTTCCACTCAGCATTCAATTTATTTTTAATATATGCCACTACGTACTAGCTTTGTGGAAAAAAATGGCGGTCTCCATTAATAAAATTACTATAGTATGTTGTAGAATCCCAGCCTTTTTCTGATTGTTTGTTTGTTTCTCTCCAATCGTTAAAAAAAGCAGTGCCATCAATTTCTCCATCATCAGAATACGCATTGACGCCTCTCCAAGGATTTCCGTTTAGCCACTTCTAATATAATGCTTTTACTTCATCTGTTGTTTTCTCTTTTAATTGTTCTAATATTATTATTTGTGATTCTGGAATCATATTAATGCATTTTTAGCTTTTATTATTTATAAATTAAAATATGCATATCATAATTTTGAAAATAAATAAAAAAATATTATAAATTCATTTTAAAGTAACATGAGTACTAATAAAATCAATAGTTTTGCAGAAAATATGAGAAAAACCATCACTGCACAAACTAACACACTAGCATTATTAGAATCTATTTAGAAAGCAATAACATCTAAAGACACTGTTATACAATATGATTATGAAACTTTGACTGACAGTTCTATTACTAGATACTAGATACCAAGCTATGTAAGTATTAATAATCGTTTAAAAGCCCTTGAAAGAAATATGACAAATTTGGCGGCAGGCCGTTCAACATTATCATTGAATGACGGGTCGCGTAGACAGATAACATTAACGGCTCTTCCAGAAACTCCAAACAGAATTACAGGGGTGTCAACTCCAACAACATTTAATATTGATAGTAACTGGTTTTTTGAAGATCTTATGTTTCCTGGATTGACAGTTTCTTTAGATTTGACAAATCAAATTGAAGATTCGGCTGATAGAGTAAAATTAGCTAGAATTATTTTAGATTCACGTGATGAAGCTACTCAATAGTTTTGGAACAACATTTTATCTAACAACTCTTATGATTATATTTCATTAAAATCTGTATTAGCATATAATAATATTAGATATTCTGAAGATATTGAAGAAGTATAGCTTCCTCTTGTCAATAATACAATTGTTGGAAATTTTTAGGTAATGTATGACCCTGAAATTATCAATGGAAATACATGGTATACATTTGACACATTAATATACCAAACAATAGATGAAAATGGAACAGATTAGGGAAGAAACAATATTTTATCAGTTGGAGATAGACTTGCTTATAATGATTCATTATTTTCTGTTATAGAAGTTGATTAGAATACTAATAAAGCTAGATTAAAAATTGTAAGCGGGACAGCATTTCCTGGTTTATATTCAATATTTAGAATTTATTAGGATCCATTTAGAAGCAAAGTCATTAATGTGAGAATCAATGCACATGAATATGACATTATTTATATCAAAGGAGTTAATGAAGCCTTTAATTTATTAGCAAATCAGTGGTCAGACCCAATTCAATTTTCAACGGATGATTTAATTAGTGAAACTGATGCAAATATAAATCTATTGCAATATTATCAATCATTTGTATCAGACTGGGGGGCTAAATGGATAGCTGAATCAAAAGAACGCCGAATTGCTGCATATTATGGGCATATTCCAAATATTCCTACATTAAATGCTACAGATTTGCGTGTAGTTCAAATTAATACATAGATAAATGCAGCATTAGATAATAATGACTTAAAGAATCTTGCATCAGACATTGAGTCGACTAGAACACTTATAGAATCACTTTAGAAGACAATTGCATCATAGAAATCTGAGTTGATAAACATTACATCAACACAACAATATAATAGTGTGCAGGATGAAATCGCCACAAATACTAAAAATTTAGAAATTCAACAAACTGAATATACATCTTTAGTTAAGAGATTTCAATCATCAATTCAAGAAAATCATGCTGTAGTGGAAAATCCTAAATACCATATTAGAGGATTTTTCCCGCTTCCTCAACCTAGATATAGGGACGATGCGGAAACTATGCCAGAAGAAATTATTGGCTTTGATATTGCATATCGTTATATTTGTGAAGACAATACTGGAGTACAATTGAACACATTTAATTATACTGATACTGAAAACAATGCAGTAATAACAGGAATATTTACTGATTGGATTATTTAGCAGAGCGCATTAAAACAACGCGTATGGAATACAGAAACTGACAGATTTGAATGGAAATCTGAAAATGTTGCAGACGGCTCGGAAATTAATATTAATCAAATTGACATTCCTATTACAAAGGGTGAAAAGGTTGAAATTAAGATACGTTCAATTTCAGAGGCCGGCTATCCTGAAAATGCATTAAAATCCAATTGGTCAGAATCAGTTATAATATCATTTCCGAGCAATTTAACGACTACTAATGCAATGTCTGATCTTGTTCAAGAAGTTAATGATGACGCATTACATATTGCAATTCGACAGGATTTGAATCAGCTTGGTCTTGTTGCGCATATGAATGATTCTATTGCAAATGAAAATTCTGTAAGTGGTGTTTATTGTCATCATACAGCTGATAATATTGCATATGAAGATCGTTCAATAAATGGTGAAAATACATACACAGTTTCATTATAGACAAAGATTGAAGATCTTGAAGCAAGGCTTCAATTGTTAGAAGCATATATTGATTCACAAACAACTGTAGTTATTGATACAAATACATAAAATTAATAAACAAATCATATTAAAATTAAAACATTGTATACATGACACCCAAATTTATATTAGAAGCAATCAATAGAGGTATCCAATTAGCTCTTGATGATTATGAAGATGATGCTAGTGTATCTTCTAATAAATCCAATATTATTAAAAATAATGATGCCAAAGAATTATGGGACATCTATAACAATTTTATTGATTTAGGTCTTCCATCTGGAACATTATGGTGTAAGTATAATTTGGGATGTGATTGGGATAAACTAAATATAGATCTGGAACATACTAAATCCAAAGACTGGTATGGTAATTATTATGCATGGGGTGAGATAAAACCTAAAGATAATTATGATTGGAATACATATAAATTTTTAAATAATTATTATTGGGGTGGTATAAATGGAAAATATGCCAACGGTGAAATGCATAAATATGTTGTTCATTCATATGGAGATATATATTCTCAAGTAATTGGCAAATTTGAAGATAACATAACCGAACTAATGTTAGAAGATGACGCAGCATACTAGTATGATAAAAGATTTAAAATGCCAACAAAGGAACAGTATGATGAATTAATTAGATATACTAACAATGGATGGATAAGAAATTATTAGGAAATTGAAGGTTTAAATGGGAGCTTACTTACTAGTAAAATAAATGAAAATGAATTATTTATACCAGCTGCCGGGGCAAAATATATAAATAGCAACAAATAGTCAACAGTTGCTGGAATTGGAAATAGCGGATATATATGGGCATCTTCACTATTTAATAAAAGACCAGATTGTGCATATAATTTAACGGTTAGAGGTAATAACAATTTCAATTTATTAATAAGTTGTGGATCTTCATACGCTTTAAGATTTTATGGAACGTCAATAAGACCAGTATTAAATAGATAATGAAATGATGTTATTTAGAAATAAAACTAATGTGGAAAAGAAAATAATGTTAAAATGAAAATAGAATGTTATCATATTATAAATAGAGATCATTCAGCCAAAGGGTTTTTAGATTATGGCACCTGTGGTGATTTAGAAAATACTATAAGATACAATGTTTATACAGTGCTGGAAGATAATGATATTATAAATGTTAATTATACTGGGGCAGACGAAATAAATTATATGTGTATATACGCTCATGGGTCTAGAGTTTTTGGAAATCCTAGAAAAGATTCAGATATTGATTTTGTTTTATTTTATAAAGGTAATATAGGAGAAGATGATTTATTTAATATCTTTGCTAATGAAGACATTTACATTGAACATGTTAAATGTGATTTTAATCCTATTCAAATAAAAGATGTGTCTGATATAGAATACTATATTCAAAAACATGATATTGAATATCATCAAAAACCAATATATGAAAAAAACATAAATTTGTATGATGTTTTAAAATAAAAGAGAGGCATTTTCCTCTCTTTTAAAATATAATATTTTCAACTTTTTGGTCAATTGCATATTCCATTAGATGAGATGCATAATAATCTGCTAGTTGAAGAATAACAGCTAATGGACATTCATCACACGCTTTCAATAAAGAAGGTTTCTCATAAGGAGAAATAAATGAACCTGGGTCAAAGAAACTCATATGCCATCGAATAGCAATAATTTCGTTTCCTGTTAATTTAATAAAATTTTGAAGCATTATTACAGATTTTTCTCCATGTCCAAGCGGAAAATTATCTACACATTTATATGTTTTATATTTTTTCCAAGAATTGGTTGTTTCATCCTTAAAATTCTTAATTTCTGGAAAATAAAAATTAGTTTTACATAAATCATGAAGAAGCGTTGTAATAATTAAAGTTGCTTCAGGAATTTTGTCAAGCTCATTTTCTTTAGCAGCTAACATTATTCCCTTTGAAATGAACATTTTTGCAGCTTTATATACATTAAGACTATGTTGGCATAAACCCCCTTCATAATCTCCATGATATATTGTTGAACTTGGAGCATCAAAAAAATCTGACTTAGTTTCGAGCCAATTAATCAATGACTCTATATTTTCGCGACCAGACAAACGAAGTAATCTAATAAACTCTTCTTTATTTGCCTGAATTTGTTCTTGTGTAAGTTTTGCCATATCAGTTAATTGCAATTAAGTTTTCTCTTTTATATGAACGCCATTCTTTTTTGTCCATGTCAAAATAAGCTTGGCGATTACTGTTTTTCTTATGCGGGTTTGTGCATGATGGCATACTTGTGGCAGGAATTATTTCAAAACTAAGTGTTCCTGATGTAGAACGAATTGAACCATCTACTTTGCGAAACTTAAAATTAACAATATTATCTTTCATTGCTAAATAAAGTTTTGCATTTTTCCATGCAATTTTAAGTGCATTACTTATTGTCATGTTTTCCTCTCTAACAAATCTCCATGCAAGATTCATAATTGATTGTAAATTCTTCTGTTTCATATTGCTGTTATTTTTTAATTACAGTGCAAAATTAATACTTTTTTCTTAAATATAAAAATAGAAGTTATTTTCTTTTTCTTTTAAATATATTTTTTATTATATGCAAAAAACTACAAAGGTTTCATAAAAATTTAATAAACGTGTATTAGAAGCTATTAATAGAGGCATACAATTGATATTAGATGATTATGAGTTTAAGTAAAAAATAAAGAGGAATTTTTCAATTCCTCTTTTTATTTCACTTCTTCAAATTTAGCAATTAGCGCTTTCTTTTTTCGTTCTGCCAACATTTTTGTTAAATTATCTGTTCCTAACATTATATTTTGTTTTGATTTTGTACCATGTTCATCATTGTATTCTAATGCTTTTGGCTCATCTTCTTGTTTTCCTATAATGCTTAAATGCTCATCCGCATCATCCTTTTGTTGCAAATCCATATATGTATCAATATAATTCTTACGCATCGTATTTTGTGTATTTGTTATCAAATTTGCTAATTCAGATTGCTGCTTTGAAAGTTTAGCATATACTTCAAATAATCTTGGAGACAATTCACCTTGACCAATTGCATTCATATTAGCCTAAATAACTTGTTCAGTTTTAATATATTCATAATAAAGATTACCAAGTTGCTCCGCATCCTGTTCAACTTTATCTGCAATCATTGAAGATGTTTGTAATAATATTGGAACAACTTCTTTAACAATAATCATCAATTGTTCTTTTGCCTTTTTAATACATTGCTTATGAGATGATTTAAAATTAATTTTAATGACAGGTTCAGGATTTAACATATTTGTTGGAATACTATCATCAATATTGATATTTCCATTACCAACCCCGGAATTTACTGAAGTTGCTGAAGCTGAATTAATTTTATTAATTAAATTTCCTAATGCATTCGATGTACCTTTTATTGTTGCCATATTTAAATAATGTACTTTATAAAATATTTTATTATTTATTATAATGTTTGTTTTTATGCATCCATGAATTATTTTATGTATTTACGTATAAACTATTATAATATAAATAAAAGTGCATTAGAATGAATTCTAATGCCCTTCATGTTTATTAATTTATTATTTACATGGTTTCTGCATTCATTGGTGGTGATTCTGGAGCTGGAGCTGCTTCTGAATTCGATGCCATTTCCGGTGCGGCCTCTGTTCCACCTATATCTGCAGGTGCGCCAAATTCTCCACCTGACATCACATCATTTCCTCCACTAAAATCCATTCCTCCGCCAAAATCCGTTCCTCCGCCAAAATCCGTTCCTCCGCCAGCCGCAGGCGCTCCTTGTTGGCCTGCACCGGCTTCTTCAGAATGTTTTTTAAGAAGTTTAGCATTTTCAACTGCTTTAAGAAATTCAGCTTGTTTATATTTCTCATTAAGTTCAAGGTCTTGATCTGATAATCCAAGATATTCTTTAACTAAAAAATCAATTGCAAAATATGGCTTTCCATCTGAACCCTACAAACCAAGCAATGTTGATACTGCATTGGCACCATCTGTGGCAACTGTACGTTTCTTGGCTAATGTGAAAATATTTTCCTCATTATATTCAATACTAAGACACTGTTTAAGTAATTCAGTATGAGAAAATTCTGGGTGCATTAAACAAACTTGAACCAATAATGGTTTAAGAATAATATCCTTAAATGCTGTTTGAATACGATTAATGAATCTGCTAAATGCGTATTCTTCTCGTGTTACATTAGCCTGCGATGTTAATTGGTTTTGAGGGGCTTGAGAAATATTTAATGTAAAACGGTTTGCAGGAACCTATGATTCTAATATAAATTTTCTCCAGAAATATTGTAAATCTTCTGTTGTATTCATATTATAACCTTCTGCTTTTACGCCTTCCATTGTAATTGCTGCACCACCGCGATCCTCAAATACATAAGTTTTTTGGAAATTAAATTTAGGTTCACCATTAACGAGCATTTGCCCAGACATATCATCCATTGAAACCTCTTCAGTATAATCTGCAATGATTTCATTAATACGTGATTTTGCTTTATTTGGAGCCAAATCACCAACAGGAACTGTAATCTTCATTCTGTTTTGCGCATTTTGAATATTCCAGACCAAATGTGAATTTTCAAGTTGGCGCAACATATTAAATGAACGTGTCAAACCTTCAACATATGAAATATTTGTATTACGTGTATCACCAAGATCACTCCAAGAAATATATATAATATTTGAGTTTGGAATTATTCTTTGATTTGCCGCCCCTTTAAATTGATACCAAATAAAAAGTTCTTGACCATCTTCTGTAACTTTAATATCAGGTTGAAGTGTTGTTGGATCAAGATTTAAAATACCTATAATATTTTTTTTGGCTGTATCAAATATAATTTCAAATGCAAGGAATCCTTCAATTAAGAATTTCTTGAAATAATTCCATGCGCCATTATTATTTTCCCAGCCAAATGCAGAATAAACACGATTAAAAGCAATTTTGCAATCATTGACCAATTTGTCAGCCGTCAAATTTGCTTTTTTGGAATCGTAACCTTTATTTAAAAACAGTTTAAGTTTATCAAGATTTAAATGGACAAATTGCCCATTTTCATCATTAACAACAGCTTCATTACATATAGTTTCAAGCAAGAATGTAATTTCAATATCTCTAGCTAACTATCTACAATACATACATCTTGTGGCATATGTCATGTCATAAAATGCATAATTTGAAGATTGGTTCTTAGTTAAATCTTTATATTTAGTGAATCTGTTTGTTCCAATAGCGTCATAAAAACTTGGATACATCTAATCATCCATTGTAGTACTAGCTCCTTGCCGCGTCTGAGACGCACTAAGAGCTAATGCATTTTTCATAATAGCCTGATTACTCTATAATCCAAAAGATGATAATTTAATCAAAGGATTGATATGATTATGATTCTAATCTCCAGGTTTAAATGATCTTATTACGTATTTTTTTGCCATACGTTAATTTTTAAACATTTTTATTATTTATTATTCATTAGGATCCTTTACAGAAAACCTGTTTAATTCATCTTCAAAATTTAAATAATCCTGTGAATTTAAGAGATTCATTTCTTTTGCATATAATCTTACATCTGCGCATGCATTCAATGCTGTTCCGATTAATTCTAACAATTGCGTTTTGTATTTCATCTACATAGCATACAACTCTATTTTTAATTTATATGACTGTGGGATTAAATAGTTTATGCTGACTTAGTAATTTGCTTAGCCGTCATCTAATTAGATTATTTCCTCTATTGACTGTTGTTTCTAATGCACCTGGGAATTTAAGAATTCCATCATTTACATCCAAATTCATTTTAATTCTATTTCCAGAATTGTCTCTGTAATATATATCAAAATAATTATATTTAAATCCCCATGTAAATGTATTGAATGAGCCTGGCTTAGCTGCATATGACAAATCAAAATCACTTAAATTTGTAGGTGTTAGTTGATAATATGAGTATGTGATATTTTCAAAACCGCCTTCATCTAATATAGTTATATTAATTGGCGGAAAATATAATTCTTTTTGATTTGCGCCATATTTAAGATACAAATCCATTTGCTGTCTAGCAATAAAATATGTCATATAGCTTTCAGATAATTTAATTGTAATTGTAAATTCTTTATTCATATCCTAATCAAGCTATCTTCCAGAACGTTTTGTAATTTGATAGTTCTATGATTGCTATGTGACTGCATTTGATGCTACACTTGGAAATGAAAAATTTGTTATTTGAGAATTAAACATATCTTCTATTGTCAAATATGGAAGAAACATGCGTTTAAATACAGGTGTCCAGAGTTTTACAACTTCGCTATAAAAAAAGTTTGCTGGAAGCCAAATGACAAAATTCTATGATAACGGATTTAATAACATTTTTAAGTCACATTATAGTTTTTTTATTTATTTTCAAAAAACTTTACTCACAATTTAATTTAAAATATTAAATTTCTAAATGAAATGAATGGATAATTAGATAAACATTCCATAGATAACATAGTTTAATAGTGGTGAAAAAACTAATGAAGAATTAGATAATTTATCATTATAGAGATTTAATATTAAAAATATTAAGTCTGTTGATGATTACAAAGATTTAAAGAACTTTTATGTTTTTAAAGTGCTTGATTTGGATGAAAAATCTGAAACAGGCTATTATGCTATGTGTATTAACAAAGAATATGCAAAAATGATTCAAGAAACATTAAATAATTGGAAAAATAAACAATAAAAGATATGGATAAAAACTTAATTGAAAACCAGGCACCAACAAGCGAACTATCTCAAGGATATACTGGAGAATCTCAAGGAAATAAACAACCAGAATGGGTAAATCACCCTATTCATTACAATAATTACAATATTGAAGTTATTGATATGATGGAGAAAATCTGGGGCCCAAAAATGGTGGCGGTTTGGTGTTTATTAACATCATATAAATATCGCATGCGCATGGGAACAAAGCCAGGAGAACCTCTTGAACAAGATTTAGCTAAAGAACAATGGTATCTTAATAAATATCAAGAGTTAATTAAAAAATTAGAAAATAATAAAAATATATAATTTTTATAATAAAAATAATTTAATAAAAATGAGTTTTTAGGGAAAAGTTGTGAAATCCACGGGCTTAGGAATTGTTGCATTTGAAGGGACAGAACATCTAGCCAATATCATAACAGAATTTAGAGATATTGTAGATTATGTTGTGATTGGTTTACAAAGAAAATCATATCATGGTGACCCAATCGATCCAATAGACCTGGATGAGATTTTTAGATTAAAAAATGAAGATCATTTAGTTGATGAAGTTCTTGAAATAGAACTCGATTCTAAAAAAGAACCACGTGTGCAAGAAACAGATAAAAGAAATTTGCTTATTCAAGATATTGAAGATCATGGTTGTTCTCATGCAGTTATTATAGATTCTGATGAATATTATACTCATAAAAGTATTTTACGAGCCGTCCAAGAGATAGATGAAAAGGATTATGAAATGACATATTGCCAATATGTTAATTATTATGGAGACTATAAACATTTTCTTGTCTATCCTTTTAAAGATGGAATGTATGTTCCATTTATTTCAAAGACTAAATATAGACATTCGTTTGAATGCATAGATTTTCCACTTCCGTCTGACCCAACTAGACGCTATGTTAGACCATTTGACAAAGAAATTGAAATATCATTACCAAATGGCCAAAAATAGAAATAGAGACATTATACTGTAAATTATCATATATTTTCATGGGAAACTATAAAAATGCACCATTTATCATGGTTGAGAGCAGATATTAGAAAAAAGATGAATAGTTGGTCATCAAAAACATGTTTTAAAGATTATGAAACTTTAATTAATAAAGCTGTTGAAACATTTAATAATTTTGACCACGAATCTACAGAATAGCAAATTGCGTCATTATTATTTAATACTCCGAATCATGAAGTTTTTGTTAGGGCATTTCCAAGACAATATATTCATCCAAAATATGATTATATGACGCGTTTAAGAACAAATAAAAAGGAAGGTTAATTAACCTTCCTTTTTATTTTCATCAGATTGGCAAATTATCCAATCTTTATAATATTCATCTATCATATTAAACCTAATTGTGATAATGTTCTTTCCGTAATAACCAGGAATTCTGCACCACGTTCTTCAAAATAGCGTTTTGCTGCACTCCATTTTGCAGAATTTTGTAAATATGTCTATGCAGCTTTATTATATGCTTTATGGTCTTTAAGAGTTGCAGATTCTGTTAATGGCTTTGGACACTATGTCTAATTAAACGGTTTTATTTCTATAAAGATTCGCTTTTTGCCATCTGGTTTTGTGTCATCTTTCATTTCAATCCAAAAATCAGTATAGTAAATCCGAGCTTTCCAATTTCCAGGATTATTTGGGTCTAAATTATGTTGCATACAATATTCAAGATTACCGACAGGATCTAGATATTTGACACCAATTGGTTCAGATGCTACTTTAAGAATGAGCGGATTTTCATCAGCCCAGCGGCAAAAAGCAAATTCCCAAGAGCTTCTGTAGATTATATCCTATGTCAACCATTTTTCTGGGTGTTTTGGAATAAAATACCCCTAATGAAATTTTATTTTTTCGCCTCTTTTTGGAGTATGCTGTCTTTTATATAAATCATTCATAAACTTTTTTGTATTTCTACATATAATAATTGAATTTTTTTATTTATATATGGCACGAAAAAAAGTTGAAAAAACAGAAGAAACTAAGAAGCCTAAAGCAATTGGCCCATTTGATATAATTAAAATGATGTTTACAGATGTAAATTTATTTAATAATTTGTCAAATTTGATATTGGTTAAGAACTTTTTTATGATTAATAGAATTTTTTCTATTATGTTTCCTATGCAATCTCAATGTTTTAATAATATTAATATTAATCAAGCAGAGGTTATTAGAGCATGGCAAAGATTTGCAATAGCAAAACTTGGGTATGGAAAAGTTCCATTTTTTGTATATACAAAAGGAGCAAAATCTACTCAAGAAGCATTTAAAATTGATGATATAAATAAAGAAGATAAAGAAGCGTATTGTAAACATTATCAAATTTCTCTAAAGGATTTCGATGATATGCTTTATTTTATGCATGACTTTACATTAGAGCATTTTAACAACTTTATAAAAGTTAATTCTCAAAGTGAACAAAATAAATCATTTATAAAAACTAAATAAATTATGAATAAAAAAGTACAAGCAAATCCTGAAGAAATAAAACAGGAAGAACCGAAAATTATGCATGCCCAAACAAGCACAGCTGATTCAGAAGAAGTTGATTATAAAGATCGTTATCTTCGTCTTCTTGCAGATATTGAAAATATTCGCAAAAATTCAGCTAAACAGATTTCTAATGCATATACAATGGCCAATGAAAAACTTCTTAAAGAAATGCTTCCATATATAGATTCACTAAATTCCGCAATTGAAAATGCAAGTATTACTAAAGGACAGGAAGCGGTTGAAAAAGGTCTTAATTATTTGAAAAAACAATTAATGGATATTTTGGCTAAATTTGGATTTCAAGAAATTGAAATTAAAGCTGGAGATAAATTTAATGTAGACATAATGGATGCTATGATGGTCATACCTGAACAAACACCTAAAGACCATGATAATGTATGTGCAATTTTTGAAAAAGGCTATACCTTAAATAGCGAAGTCATTCGTCATGCAAAAGTCTCAGTATACAGTACACAAAATTGATTTTTAAATGTAATTTTTAATATAAAATTATGAAAAACGGCGACGAAGAAATTCTAGATATTCAAAAAAGTTATTCAGAAGAAATTATTCAGAAAATTCAATATGCAATAGATTCAAATTTGGCAACAATCAAAGTTTTGACACATGTTGCTGAACTTCCTAAAATAATATATTTAGACGGTGTTAAATTATCATTGACATCTTTAAATAATAGATATGATACATGTATGCATTTCAGTACATCCATTGATAACGCATTCATGAAAAAATGGAGAACTGAGCCAATTTATACATTTTTATATAAAGATTGGAAACGACTAAATAAAAATATAAATATTTTTGACAATGACAATTATATTGAATTGACATTTAATGTTGGCGATGTAAATATTATAGCATTGCTTAGACGCGTTGATATTGAATTGGCTGACAATTCATTTGCTCTTATGGAGTATGGAGATATATGTTATAATAATGCACAATATGCAATTATTAAATCTTTTTCACCATCTATTGAAGAAAGATATGATACATCATCTGAATTAGAAAATAAAAA